CCATTAACTTCATCGGTCTAACCTTCGTTGCTACACGAACAGGTGTATCATTCGAGGAAGTAGTCGGTTCTGTTTAAGTAGAGGTAATTAAGTAAAATGGCAACCCAATTTAATAGACCACCTTTAAGACGAATAACTGACTTTAAAAGTAAGTTAGTCGGTGGTGGTGCAAGACCGAATCTATTTGAAGTCGAACTTGCTTTCCCAGAAGAGATTGCAATCGACAATGATGTGAAGGATAAGGCAAGATTCTTAGTCAAAGCAGCTGCCTTACCTGCTTCAAATATCACTCCAATAGATGTCAACTTTAGAGGAAGAATCTTAAAAATAGCAGGAGATAGAACATTTGATACATGGACTATCACAGTTATTAATGATACTGACTTCTCAATTCGTTCTGCTTTTGAAAAGTGGATGAATTCAATTAATAGATTATCTGATGCAACTGGTGCTAATAACCCAGCAGATTATCAAGAAGACGCATACGTTCATCAACTTGATCGTGATGGTTCAACACTTAGAAGTTATAGATTCTATGATGTTTTCCCAACAAATATCAGTCAGGTTGACTTATCTTACGAAACAGTTGACACAATAGAGGAGTTTACGGTAGAATTACAAGTACTATACTTTGAATCTATCAAAGGTGTCGGTGATAATGCTGGAGGAGAAAGCATTAACTAAAACTGATAAATAGTGCTATAATAAAAGAAAAAAGTTTATACGATGGCGAAACTGTTTGGATTCTCAATTGATGATTCGGAAAAAACACCCGATTCAGTGGTCTCACCCGTTCCTCGATCTAACGAGGACGGGGTTGACTATTTTGTGCAATCTGGATTCTATGGACAGTATGTTGATATAGAAGGTGTTTATAGAACTGAATATGATTTAATCAAAAGATATCGTGAGATGGCATTACATCCAGAATGTGATGGTGCAATTGAAGATGTTGTAAATGAAGGAATAGTCAGTGATTTATATGATTCACCAGTAGAAATAGAATTAACAAATGTACAAGCAAGTGATAAATTAAAAGATAGAATTAGAGAAGAGTTTAAACATATTAAAGAAATGTTGGACTTTGATAAAAAGTCTCATGAGATATTTAAAAATTGGTATGTTGATGGAAGATTATATTATATAAAAGTTATTGATACCAAGAGACCACAGGATGGTATTCAAGAGATACGTTATGTAGACCCAATGAAGATGAAGTTTGTTCGTCAGGAAAAGGGTACAAAAAATAAAGGTAAATTACCACTTGATCCACTTGCAGGAGGTGGACTTAAAAAAGATGATTATCCTGAGATAGATGAATATTATATCTACTCACCAAAACCAAACTACCCTACTTCAATGTATTCAACTGCAGCTGGTGCAGGTGGTAAAGGTCAAATTAAAATTGCAAAAGATTCTGTTTGTCATGTAACATCTGGATTATTTGATCGTAACAAAGGAACTTGTTTATCATACTTACATAAGGCAATCAAGGCACTTAATCAATTAAGAATGATTGAGGATAGTCTTGTAATTTACAGATTATCAAGAGCACCAGAAAGAAGAATATTTTATATTGATGTTGGTAATCTTCCAAAAGTAAAAGCAGAGCAATACTTAAAAGAAGTTATGAGTCGTTATCGTAATAAGTTAGTTTATGATGCATCTACTGGAGAAGTTCGTGATGATCGTAAATTTATGAGTATGATGGAAGACTTCTGGCTACCAAGAAGAGAGGGTGGAAGAGGAACTGAAATCACAACTTTACCTGGTGGACAAAACTTAGGTGAATTAACTGACATTGAGTATTTCCAGAAAAAATTATATCGTGCATTAGGAGTTCCAGAATCAAGAATTGCTAGTGATGGTGGATTTAATTTGGGTCGTTCATCAGAGATATTAAGAGATGAATTAAAATTTGCAAAATTTGTAGGAAGATTAAGGAA